AGTCTATAAGATTAATATTTTTGTTATTTAAAAATTCATCATTTTGTTTTATCAATAATTTTTTTAATTCTTTTAATAATTTTTCTTCTTTAGTTTCTTCTTTTTCTTTTTTTATTTTTTCAAACAATTCAATGTGCTTAAAAAGTTCTATGTGCGTTGGAAACCAATCAGATATTTTTAAATGATTAAGTAAACAAAATTTGAATTGTTCAAAATCATTGATTTCAAATTTTATTAAAGTGAAATGAACTTTTAGAGTTTCAACATCTTCAGGATAGTTTTTTAAAATTCCCTTGAATGTTAAAATTATTTTTAGATAATCTTCGTAAAGCATTTAATTAACTCCCTAGTTTTTATTATTGCTTTAAACCGTGCCAATTTGTTTTGGTGCGGTTTTTTTGTTACCTTGCAACCAATCCAAATCATTTAAAACTTGAATCTGTTCACCGTTTTGTTTAGCTACTGCCAATTCTGCCATAGCCTTTTCTTTCATTTTTTCGACCCTTTGCGATTTATTCAATTTGTTTTCTGTATGTGAATTTTGATTGTTTTGCCATCGGATTAGTCTCTTTTTTGTGTCCCAAGTTTCTTGTAATTGAAATTTCATGACTCCATTTGAATTTTTCTCCGTCCAATACTGGCCAAATTCAAAAATTAGGTGGGTAGAGAACTCTTTTTCGTACTCAGCAAGGGAAACCATAAAGTCATGTTCAGAAAGTGATTTAAAGCTATTTATTTTTTGATTTTGATTTTTAGGCGATTTATCGCCATCTAAACTTAAAATAAGAGAAGACTTATCTTTATCTTTATTTTCTTTTTCTTTTATTTTATTTTCTTTTATGCTTGAAGGGTCATCCAAGGGTGGCTTCAAGGCTGGCTTCAAGGCTGGCTTCAAGGGTGGCTTCAAGGCTGGCTTCAAGGGTGGCTTGGAATTAGCTACTCTTTTTAACCCTCCAATACGACCTTTTTCAGCTAAAATTGCTCGTTTTTCAAAGTGTTTATTTAATCTTTCAGACCAAAAAAATTGGTCGTCTATTTGAAAAAGTTTGTAATCCTCAACTATGCTTTTCACTAGCTCGAATTTTGTTCTTAAAACAAATGCAATTCTGTCATATAATTTTAATAATTTATGGCAAGGTTCTTGTGCTAATTTTTCGATAATTGCCCAAAAAATGCCGTACCCCTCCCAACCTTTTTCAAAAAGCATAGCTTCGATTTTTGGGTCATTCTGTGCATTGTAATCGTGGTCAAAATAAAAAGTGTTATTTTTCATTTGTCACCGCCTTACTTTTTTCTTCAAGATACGCTTTAACATCGGCTTCGACAAAACGATAATCTGATAAAACCTTGACTTTTGGAAAACCATCTTGGTGCATCAGCTTATACATAGCTGAAAGGCTAATTTTAAGCAGTTCTGCTATTTCTGCAGTGGTCAAATATTCTTTTGGTTCAATATTTTCCATTTTTCCCTTTCTTTTGTATGTTTATATTTATTTTTGTTATTTTTTAATATCGTTTTTTAAAAAGTAAACATATTTTTTGCCTACTTCTATAAAATTTAATATTCGCTTTTGAGATTTATTAAATTGGCGGTAAATGGCGGTAATTGGCACCTTTTGGCACCATTCTAAGTTGTTCTAAAAACGACCATGAAATACATGCAAAACCCATGCAACTAACACCTTTTTTTTAAATCGCTAATATCTAATAATGCTGAATTTATGTGATTCTAAAATTTATATGCTTTATTTTTGAGGTAGGTAGAATAGGCGCTAGGATTGAACATTGCCCTTAACAATGCCGGTCCTAACGCCCAAAGCGAAAGCCGAGGGCGTTCACTTATTTTGTTTCGAGGTAGTTTATTACTTTTGTGAGATAAAAGCGATATTCATTGCCAATTTTAAACTTTGGCAAACCTTCACGAATCATCTTACGAACCATTGATTCACTACATTTTAATTTTTGTCGTAATTCTTTAAGCGTCAAAACTTCTTCTTTTTGTTCCATGGGAAACATTCCTAAAATAGCTTTTATTTGTAAATTAATCCGTATTGTAGCGTAATCCTACACAAGTCAATATTAACCCCCACAACACCGCCCACCGCCTTTGGTTGGCTTCTTATCTCTGTATGGTATTCTGTTTTTTAACAGTCTAAAAAGGCAATTCTCGTCCGAACATCTTTTTATGCCTTCATCGTCGCCAATCAAATTTTTACCGCAATAATGGCATTTACTGCGGTATTGCTCTATGTCTTTTAAGTCGATTTTAATCATTTGATGTCTTTAACAAATTATGTTCCGGTTTGTCGATTGAAACAAAAGTTGCCATTGCTATTTTTTTATTTAAATCATATTCTTTTGCAATGACTTTTATTTTAAATGTTAAAAATTTAAGCTCATAAACATCTATCTTATTAAAATCAAAGTTTAATGTTTTAAGTGAAATTTTTAATTTGAATTCAAGCCCAACGATAAAATTTTCTTTGTATTCATGCCTTATCAAAACTTTTCTTTTTCTACAATCAATTTTAATCATGTTAAAAACTCCGAAATGGATTTTCTAAGATTTTAATTTTACGATACCTAAGCAAAGAATTAAAAACATCTTTATCAAATAATTCTAAGTGATAAACAATTTTTTCTTTTTGCATCCCACTAAGCATTATCATGTCGCCAGTGATTAAATGCTTACTATCATCAGCAAGTATAATTTCTTGTGAAACCAAAGCATCAGTATAATATTTAGTTCCACCAAAAAAATTATCATAATCTCGTCTATTATCTTTTTTAAAATGCCATTGAACATTTAAAACGGCACCGTAAAAAGGTTTATCAATGCCGTAATTTTTTTTTGCTAGATATACAAAAGTTTCGCATTTTGCTTTAAGTTCATTCTTTAATCTTCTGCCTTTAAACTCAAATTTACCTGCTCTTTTTTTGTTGCCGGTCTGGCTTCGTTCAACAAACGGAAATTCAATTGTTATTCTCATAGTTTTAATTCTCGTGGTGGTGGTAATCCAAGATATAAATTAGCCATTGCAACGCAAGCGAGAATATTTTTTTCTCGTGCTTTTTCAATATCCGAATTCACCTCATTAATTGCCTTTTGAGTAATACAATTTAATCGTCTTGCGGAGCTGTCTTTCATTCTGTCGTGATTATCTGAAATTATTTTTCGCAATTGACTTGCAATGACTTCTTTTTTTTCTTCGGATAACATCATTTTATTATTCTTCCTTTCAAGTGAACCAATTTATCGTCAATAGTAATTGACATATCGCTACCGCCCATTTCACGCCAATTTTTAACTAGCGTATTAATATCAGAATCAATCAAAGAAAGCAATTTAAGATTATTTTCTTCCTTTGCTTGCTTTCTTTTTGTGACTAATCTTGAAATCATTTCATGAGGTTTATTATAGAACAAAACCTCACAAATAAATTTCAATTGTTCGACCTTAAAATTTTCTAATACTTCTATTTTTTTTGTTTCATTTTCCATTTAATTTTTCTCCGTAATTGTTTTCGCTTCAATCGCAAAGCGTTTTTGATGAATTTTATCACCAAGTTCTTTGCAAATTTGAGGTGTTAATAGTGTTTCGCTACCGTCGTCATTCAAAATAAAAACTTCGAAATTGCTATGCTCATAAATTAATAGTGCCATTGGTTCTTTTATTTCAACCAAAATTTCATTTGATTTTTTTGTTGATTCCAAAGCCGTTTTTACTCGCAATTTAAGTTCATCAATAGCCTTATTTTTTAAACCAATGATTGCTTTGTTTCTTTGGTTTAATTTTGATAACTTTTCATTTTTTGATTTCAATTCAACATTGATTTTTCTCAACGCACGATTAATTTTTCGTATATTTTCAATGTCTTTTTTAATTCTCGTTAGCTCATATCTTAATTTTTTACTTAAACTTGCATCAACTTCAATTTTTACCATTTTTTAAACTCCCTAATTAAAAAGAGATTGACTATATAAAGTGATAATCTGATGATACGAGATTATTTATATATAGCCAATCGCAGGTTTTATTTATTAAATAAATCATCAACAGGATTATCTGTTTTTGCTTTTTCCTCACTATTTAATTCACCTTGCGTTTCAAGTTCATAAATCGGTTCGCTATTTTCAATCAAACCATTCAAATTATTATCAAGTTTTGTTATAACTTTTTCGTCCATGTGAACAAGTCGTTGGTCTTCGATTGAAAGCGGAAGCAATTTGCAAAGTGATTTTAAAACCGTTTTCTTTGCCATTTCTTCTTCCCAAGCATTCCAAATGCTTGCACCTTGTGCAACTGCTTTGCGTTTCATAATTTGTTCTTTGGTCATGAAGTCGATTTGTTGGTCGCCATTTTTGAATTTGGCAACCGCAACCGCCAAATACCATTTACCTCTATCACCTTTTAAAAGCGGTCTGAAATTAACCGTATTTTGTAAAGGGTCAATTTCGATAAAATCATTTTCATAAACAATTTGAGCCGATATTGAGCTAATCTTGTCAGACCTTCTCACAAGTTCAATCAATCCTTTATAACCAAATTGTAAGCTACAAATTACCTTGCCTTGTGTCTTGTTGCGATAAGGTATTAAAAAACTATGACCTAAATGTGAACCGATTTCTAAACCCATTTGAGCAGATAACATAACAGAACCCAAAAAGCTGTTAGGCGTACATTCTAAAAGCAAAGGATTTTTAGTTATTTCGCTTGAACAGATTCTTAAAAATCTGTCTGCCCCAACATGTGCCGGCAATACTTTTTTAAACTCGTCCGCATAACCCTTTAACTTTTGATTAAGCAAATTATTCAAGCTAGGCGGTAAAGCTTTCTTTTCTGCAACTTCATTTTTTGCATTTTCAACCATTTTAAAAACTCCCCAAAAATTTAATTAATTTAACAAAAAAAGCACTATACACTATTATATAGTGCTTCAAAAATATATAAACTATTTTTTTGAAATTCTCTCGCTTACTTCTTTTTCAGTGAAACCTTTTTTGTTTAGCTCATCAAAAAAGGCTCGCCATTCAGATATTTTTAAATTTTTAGGTGCTTCCGACATCTTTAATTCTTTTAGTTCAGTCTCACTTAAACTTAAAAATTTAGTCATTTGTGACCCAAAAATTGAGTACAAATATTCAAAACTTTCGGGCGTTAAAATAATTTTTTCTTTAACTGTTTTCGAAATGTAATAAGTATTAATTCCGACTCGAACTTCGCCTTCTGCTTCTACTTTTTGTTTGAACAGGTCTTTAAATTTTTTCACTGCTTTTTCAATCAACGATACTTTTTCAAACATTTCGACATTAATTACGCCGTTGCTTTCTTCTAGCAAAGACTGAATTGTACCGTTCAATACGCCTTGTTTAGCTGCGCATTCGTATCTCAATGGGCAATAAGTGCAATTATCGCCGACATTGTAGCCGTTCTTTTTACCGCTGAAAATCTCGAACAACTCTTTTTCGAAGGCTTCGCTATCGGCCCGAGTAAATGATTCTGTTTGCATCTTACCGCTTGAAGCATAGGCGGTTATAATAGCGACTTTTTCTAGTTCGGCAAAGTTCTTAAACATCAAAAGCATATAGCCTTTTAATTGTGCAGTGTAATCAAATCCTCCAAATCCTGCCTTGACATCTATAATGACCGCCTTTGTCTTGTCTACCCACCCGACCAAGTCCATAGTTCCAGATAATGTTCCCGATGTTATTGCTGCACTTAGTGGTTTTTCTGCGGTTATATTTTTCAATGCAGGGCGGTATTTAAGAAGCATCTTAGCCAAATTCCAACACAAATAAGCAATGTCAACCTTGTATTCGTCTTCGACTTCTCCGATAATTGCCTTAATGTCGGTGTTTTGTGAAGTGAAATACCGTTCTGAAAATTTATGCAAAGCCTTTCCCTCGGCGTTTCCTGCGAATGATTCTTCAATAGTTATTTCGGGCGCATGGCGTGAGTTGGTGCAAGAAAATATTCTAGGCAATGAGCTTGGGCGAATCTTTTTTGATTCAAGTTCTTTCTTTGCAATTGCTTCATTCATTAAAGCATGTCGTTCGCTTTCTGAATCTTTCATGTAAGAAGTGTAAACTTCTTCGGGCTTTGCGTGTTCAATTTTTATCGGCTTAAACTCTACCGCTTTTGCAATAGCATTATTAATCTTTGCCTCGTCAATTCTTTTTTGGTTTTCTTCGATCAACTTATTTCTGTCAATCTCGTCTTGCTTTTCCTTTGCTTGTTTTTCAGCCTTGGCCTTGGCATCGGCTTCAACCTTTAAGCGATATTTTTCATTGCGTTCAATTTCAGCGTGAATACTCGCAATCAATCTTTGCTTGAAGTCTTCTTCATCAATTAAAAGAATATGCGCCACGCTTGTTTCAGTGAAAGGCTGAATACCCATTTTTAGGCATTCGCTTTCGACTTCTTTGTATCTGCCTTTGTACAAATTTTGCGTATATTGCTCTTTTTGAACTCTCGCAAGAATGGTTTCTTTTGTTTGTTTTGCTAGGCCACCTTTGGCAGTTACCGCCGTAAGTTTAATGCAATCTTTGTATTCCGCTGAATAGAAACGGCTTTCGATTTTGTAGTCGCTACGAAGGTCATTAATCAATTTAATTAATAATCGTTCGCATTCTGCTTTCGTTGCGTCTTCAAATTTTTGAACTTGCAAAGAAATATCCGCACGGCTTGAATCGCAGATAGTTTCTAGCTCTTTAATTTGGGCCTTGAATCCATCGACAGGCTTTCGGAATACATCGATAGTAGCCTTTTCTTTATCTTTGATTGCGCCCTTAATTTTATTAAGGCTTGCCATCATTTTTTTAGCTTCTTGAATGTTGTCTTCTGTTACTTCAATTTTGAATTGCTCTACCGCCAAAATCAATTCACTTTTGAACTTATCAAAATTGCTTTTGAGTTCAGGCAATTGAATACTCTCAACTGCAAATTCTAATTGTTCCATTTCCATTTTATAAACTCCCTAAATTATTAAAAAAATGCCGGCGAAACTTATCACCGGCGGTAAAATTAAAATACTTTCTTCATAAATTCCAAGTCTGATTTTGAAACAAAAATGTTTGAAACTATTTTGTTTTCATCTGTCTTAAAAAAATAATAACCTTTGCTATCATGAGTTATTAACACTACATCGTATCCGGTGTACATTCTTACTATGCTTTCGATTGAAGCCACCATAAAAATAACCCCCTATTTTAACTGTTAAAAAAATGCCGATTAAACTTATAACCGGCGGTAAAATTATTTGCAAAGTGCGTGTATTTCTTCTGCGTCCAACTGGCTTACGCCTAGTTTTTTTAGTTGTTCGCCGTCTTCAAATACTGCTTTTAAGTGCGTTTTTAAGTCTTCAAGTAAAGCTCCGTAATTTGTCGCTTCATATCCATGTTCAAACATAAAAAAATCTTGAATTATAGTCTCCATACTATCATTTATCTCGTTGATTTCATCTTTAAATCTGTATAGCTTTTTTGCTTCAATAATAACACAATCCCAAAAGTTAAAATCAACTTCCTTGCATTCATAAAGCCCGGTGTCTTCGTTGTACAAAAAGTCTTTTAGTCCGTCGTGATTACCAATAAAATCATTTGTGTAGTCAAAGCCTTGAGAATCTTTAATTGTCAATGTTCCGAATTTTGTATTAAGCATTTTAGTTACTCCCTAAATTATTATTTTTCTATTCAATAGAACAACCCAAGCTGAAAAGCTCGGGTTGCATGTTTTTAATAATCCCATTTTGTAACCTTCGTGTATTGCTTTCCGAAGTCTTTTATTTCGATTTGAACTATTTGCTTTTGAACTCCAATTAAGTCAACTAATGCAAGATAGTTTACTTTACTCGGTGGATTTTTTATTCCATACTCATTGTATAAATTTATTTTGCCTTTTAGTTCGGTTTCTTTTTTTTGTAGTTCGCTTAATAAGCTCATTTTATTTTCTCCGAAAAGTTATTTTTCTATTCAATGAAACAAGCCAAAGTGAAAACCTTGGCTTATATCTTTTTTTGTTTCTTGTGCCTCCGAAACCAGTCTTTAAACCGAATCAAAGTAAATTTTTCAAAGAACTAACTAGCCCCACCGAGAAGGGCTTGAAAGCTAATCGCTTCTATAAGGTCTCCTAAAACCTTATTTTCACTTTCGCTTGCTTTATATATGACATTATATAATAGTTTATGCTAGCGTAAAGCGTATTTGTACTGTTAAAATAAGATTTTTGATATTTTTACAGTCTTTTTTATTACAAATAGTAAACTTTATACATATTTTTAATGTTTTTCACATAAATATTACAGATTGTAAATTATATGCAGGTTTTTAGAAATTCTTTGAATTCATTTTCACACAAAATATCGGGCTTATCTTTACTATATATATACAAATTGCCGTCAGATTCAAAAATAATTTGAACGCCAAAAAATTCTGAGGCTTTTTTTTCAACTTCGCACATACACATTTTTGTTTCTTCAAGCAAAATATCAATATGCGATTTCATAATCTTTTAATCTTGATTATAATTTATTTCTTGAGTGTCATTACCAAATTCATTTTCGAAATTTAAATTATTTTCTTCATTGTTTTTTCGTCCACCATTTAGAGAACCGATAATTTGACACAACCTTGAGTAATCTTTCGAATGTTGCAATAGCGCATTGTTGTTTTGAATAATTACTTTTTGCTGTTGCTTTATCATTTCGGCCATTTCGTTTCGGATAAATAAGTTTGCTATGTCTAAATCAGTTTCGATTTTAGTAAATCTTTTTTCGCTTGCTTTGATATAGCGAACAAACAAAAAAAGAAAAAGGCAAAACAAAATTATCATTATGCCGTATTCTTGTACCATCTTTGGATTACTGAAAATCGTTTCCACCTATCGCCCACCCTTCAAAAAAAATTAACCTTTGGCATTCCATTCTTGCCATGCCCACATACCACCTATTTCTGGTAAAACTGTTGTCATTTGTTCAGTTCCAACATTTAAAACAGCCGGTGCTGATTTAATCAAATTCAATTCTACAAAATCATTATCATAACGCCCAATGTTCGTGCTGATTGTTATCCCTACTCTAAACCTTTTTACTCCGCCGGTGCCAGTAGCCACAAAAGTTGGCAAAGTCTGAACTTCGGCAAAGTTTCCGTTCGGCCCAACTGCATTAATAGTTAATGTTCCTATTCCAACCAATGCAGAAACCCAGCCGTACAAATAACCTGTTAGATAAGCATATTCCCCATTGTAAGAAGGCACTCGAACGAAACCTTTTGGATTAGGCGCACCACCAAAAGGTATAGAAACATGACAACAATCTTTGAATTGTGAAGGTCTTAAATCAGTAATTGAAGTAATAATTGGCGTTCCATTTGTTACTATTTTTGCAATAGGAACAGCATTTGCAGGTCTTGAATGTGGTAAATTGTGAGCAACGCTAACAGTTATAAATCTTGCCGGAGGTGTAATCTGCACGCTACCTGAAATATTTAATTGCAAATAAATATAAGTATCTTTATCAGCATCAACAGTAACAGCAAAAGAACCACCAGCATTTAATTCTACATATCTGCCCTCAATGTATGCACGACCACGAGTAATATTAACGATTACACCGCCACCGTCAGAACAAACAAAACCTGCAGATACATCGGGATTGCCAAAGCCGTCAAGATTAGCGAGTATACAATTTTTGGGTCTACGCCATTGCAAATTTTTAGAATAATTTACTTCACTGCCATTTACTCCGTTATAAGGTGAAAAAGCAATATCGTTTTCAGTAGGATATATTCGTTCAAATTCTGCAAAGTTAATATCTAAGTTTGCCATTTATTATGCACCTCGTTTAAAATTTATTTCCCAAGTCAAAACTGCTTCCGTATTCGCAGGAATCGGAGCAGGTAATACAACACGAGAAAACATTGTCCTTAAATTTGTTTTAACGCCAGAATTTGAAATTAATCTTGCATTTCTAACATTGAACAAACCGGCTTCTTTTATTATAAAAGGAATTTTATTTAAAGGTATATATCTTTGGATAATTACCTTTGGATTATAATTAACATCGCTTGATTCACCGGTTAAATCTAATCTTGTAATTGTCGGCGGTGCGTCATAGTCTGTCATCGGAGTATTTAATTCTGTGGTATCAAGTGTTGTTGAATTAGTTCCAGTCCCTAAACTCACTGTATTTATTCCCCATGGGTGAGGCGTAAATTGATAATCTTGCGCCTCGTTATCATGGTCATAATATTGATTTTGATTATCAATTAATGGGTCAAATTTCATCATTGATTTACAAACCAATTCGCTACCTTTGCGAACAATTCCACCACTAGTAAAAATATCTTGGACATTTATTTTTATTTCCCAAATACCGCCAAGAATCGAATCATTATCCATTGTCAAACTAGGGAATTTAGGAACTCTCGCAATCATTTCGCCTTCTGCGTAACGATTGAATAGTCCAACTTCTTTTATCTCTTGACCTATTAATGAAGTCAAACCGCTAATATATCCGGCTGTATTTTGACTAAATTGTGCTTCTGCTACAAATTTATAATTTAAATCAATATCTTGCGTAACTTTTCTTTTATCTAAATATGCCCTTTGAATTTCGGCTTTCAATTGATTCTGCAAAGCAATTTCATCGGTTGTACTGTTTGAATCGTCCGTGCCAATTGCAAAATAATACCATGGCATAGATTTATCAAGCATAGCATAACAAATTTCGCTTAATCCTTTATTAGTTACGGCGTTTTGTTTTCTAATAGTTCCGCTTTTTAGAATCAAACTAGCGAAACCTTGAACGCCGATATTCATTTTAATTTTTATTTCACGCATTATACAAGCCCCAACTTTTTAACTTGTGGTACACAATGAAAATTGTAAAAAGATAAAGCCCTGCCAATATGGCAAAGGCAACGCTCATAATTTTCGTCTTGTGTTTCCAAGTCTGTGATTCCTGTCGATGAAGTAAAAGTTTGACCAACCAAAATACCTTCTGGTAAATCATCAATTGCATAGATTTTATTTTGTTCTTTTAATTTCAATTGTCTACCAAAATATTCTATTTTTTTATAGTAATCTTGCCAACCGCCTAAATTTTCGGTTGAAATTAGTTCATAGTAAAAATGAAAAATACTTCCGTCTTCCTCATCAATTTCTACGGAATTAACAAGAAAACCATTATTAATATCTATTTTATGGTCATTTAATTTGACGCTTAAAATATCGCCAATTGATAAAATTTGACTATCACTTTTAAAATTAATTGAAATAGGTATTTTTGAAAATTTTCTTACAAGTCCACCGGCTAATTGGCTTGCATATTCTCCGCTCTCAATACTTTCGTCGTCGAAAACATCCTCGTAAATTCCGCTTGAATTTTCAATGTTTGACCGTTCAGATATACTTGTTTCATTGCTTCTTTGTCTAACAACAACAAATAATCCTTTATATGAAACTGTTAAAATATCGCTATCAGTTAATTCAGTTTCGCCATCGTCTTGTACGATTCCACTTTCACCCTTTTCATAGTACCATTTTGCAGTAGTTTCACTATCTCGTTCAGCAACGGTTTGGTCAACGCCATTTACTTGTATTGCATCAGGTCTTAAAGTTCCATCAGCATTTTTTATCAAAGTCGATAATTTGTATTTTAAATTAAATGTTCTTCTTGTTCCATCACCAACAAATGAATCAGTTCTTTCATCAGTTTCATCATTACCGGCAATAATATACTGCCTATTCACTAATTGGTCTGAACGCCTTTCAATTTTTATATTTCCGTGTCTTATTCCTTTATTGCAAACCTGATTGTTAATAAAATAACAAAACTCATTTTCTGTATTTTGACTTTCTTCACAATCAGGCGATAAAACTGCACCGGTAGTCTGTGAGCTTCTAACAAAAAAATGCAATCCTTTATAAAAGTCTATATACCAAAATAAACCGCTTACATTTGAAATGTCATTAAATGCTTTGCTCACTTTAACATAGCTAAAAACTGTTTTCGCAATTTCTAAATATTCTGCGTTTACATTTTCAAGCGTAATACCTTCTTGTTCTAAGTAATCTGTCCAAATTCGTTCAATCAAACTTTGAACGCTTTGAGCCGGATATATATTTATTACTAATCGTCTATCAAGTATAGCGTGATAATCAACGCAAGTAACATCGTGAAAAACTGTTTTCCCACAATATGAATTTTGACTTGATATGTCTTTTATATTTCCTGCAAAAATTCTTTTAAATGGCTCACCGGCACAAGGTGATTGCTCAATAACTACCTCATGACCGATTTCTGGCGTATAACCACCAATGCCGACAAGTGTAAAACTTGCTGTGCTTCGATTATTCATATTTTGCTTTATTTTGAGTGTAGAAACTTTTAAATATTCTAAAGCAGATTTATGATTAATTGAAAATATAAAATTTCCAACACCAAAAACAGTAAAATGTTTGCTCGCAAAATGCTTGCTTTCAAAATGTTTTGAAGTAAACATTTATACCCTTTCGATTTCTGTCCTATTGAAACCATCATCGGAAGTTGATTTTACTCTGGTTACTGAATTATCACCATAACTTTTAAATAATGTCTGTGAAGTTTCTGCGCCTTCTGTTTCACCCATTAAAACTGCTCCGATGTCTTCCATTAAATCGCTTAGATTTAAAGCACCAACTGGAACTTGTTCCAATCCATCGGAAGAAATTTTAACACCATTATTTAATGCTTTCGCAACAATACAAATTTGAAGTAATACATCTTGATTACTTCCTGAACTAAATTCAAAATTAATATAAACGATTCCACTATTAGCCTGTAAAGCAGTGTTAGGAATTGAATATTGATAAATGCCCGGTAAATTTGCGCTATCAACTTCTTTCCAGCCATTAGAAAGATAAGTATCATTTGTCGCATTAACAACCGGATTTCCCGAAGCACTCGCACCGGCTTTGCCTCGTTCCCATGAACGAACCTTTACGCCTGTGTTTATAATACCTGTAACACCCTTACCGCTACCGTCAACAGCTTTTATTTCAACGATATTGTTAATGCTATTTTTTTCTATCCATTCGACTTGAATCATTTTATTTTTTCCTTACATTAGTACGCCGGTTGATAATCTAATTTCACGAGGCGAATTTTTTATAACTGTTCTCGCCAAAGTTCTACCATCTAAATTCATGATAATAGTTTGTTCTCTATTACCTAACATTGAATCCAATCTATCAAGTGGTATAACTGCTTCTTGACCTTTTTCACCAATTAAGGCATTTGTCGGCCCTTGTGTTATACCACCACTAGCAAGTTTTAATTTGCCTTGTAATCCCATAACAGTAGCAATCATAGCGCCCATTGCAGCAATCGCCAAAATCGGCCCAATAATTGGGATACCGGCTTGTGAACTTGCTGCGCCCGAACCGGCTACAATTGCGTTGTTTGCAATCATAGTTTTTGAACTGGCAACACTTGAAGCCGTAGCAATTCCTGCTGTTGTAATTGCATCAGCCTGTACAATTTTTGAAGTTACACTGCTTACAGTTCTTTTCATTAATTCAGTCATTAACCATTGCATACCCATTTTAACTATATTTTGAATTACAAAATCAGCTAACGATTTAAACATAGACTTAAATGTTTCAGCAAAACTAGCACCGTCTAAAATCATATTAGAAATGCCTTGCGAAAAATTATTAAAGACATTGTCCCATAACCCGCTTACAACAGTCGAGGCAGTAATCATAGAGTTTTCTATATGTTCTGCCAATTCCGTCCAAATTGTTTTTTGCGATTCTATTTTATCTTTTAAATTTGTATCGTCTGATTGTTTTAAATCAGCGGTACTACTTCCACCAACACCAATAAAAGAAGGCATTTCATTTTTTGCCATTGATTTAATATTAGGGTCTTCCTGTGCAACTTCTGGAACTGGCTTCTGTTTTGCTTTTCCAAATGGATTAAAATCACCAAGTAAAGAAAGCGAACCAATTGCTAAATTTTTCATATATTCAAGTGCCGAAGTAAAAGCGCTTTTTGCCCCATCGGCAACAGTATCCCAAGCACCACCCATTTTAGATTTTACCCAGTCGGCAGTATCACCAATCGCACCTTTAACACTGCTACCAATTCCGATTAATGTTGCGTCGAAATCTTCTGCCATATCATTTAATTTTACTTCAATTTTTGTTGCTTCTTCTCTAAAACTATCTGAAAAACCAGTAAATTTAGGATTATTTATTTCTTGTTTTAAATCACCAATTGAAGTATTAATGCCCATTATAGCATTAGTTGCAAGTCTTGAAGCCTCATCAAAACCCTTGCCGATATTTGCCAAAAATACGCTTGTTTCAATAGCCTTTTCCATGCTTTGAAGCAATATGAGAATTGCTGGCCCAAATTTATCAACAATTACTTTTGCATTGTCTGCAAAAATTCCTGCCAAACCTGCAAAGGCAACTATTGCCATTCTGATTATTTGAATTACACTTCCAATTATTACAACAATTGGCAAAGCTACCGAAGCAAAAGCAGAAACAGCAGTTACCATTGCCCCAACATTTGCAACAAAAAAGGCAAATGCTTTTGAAATCAAAGAAGCGGTAAAGGCTAAAACACTAGAAATGGCAACAGCCAAACCTTTAATTAACGACCAAATTATACCTGTTGCTGTAATTAATGCAGTGCTTAATGTTCCCACAACCGTAATCAAAGGCGGAAGCAAAACGGCAAATGCTAGAACGGTCATTGCACCACGCTTAACAGAATCGTCAAGTGAAATAAAATAGTCAATTAAGGGCATTATTTTATCAATCAATGAGCTAACGATAGGAATTAATTCTTTTCCAAAAGTTTCTTGCAAAGTTTTTACTTTTGCATTGAATCTGTTCATCACTTCGCCCCAACCTTCTTGCGACTTGGAAGTGCTTCCTATTGATTTTTCAAAAGTTTTATGAAGCAAGCTAGACATAACTAAAGCTTTGTCACGCTCATTTAATTGTTCTTTTGTTTTATTAATTCCTAAAATAAACGCTTCATTTTCTATTTCTGCATCAGATATAGAAATACCTAATTGTTTTAATGATTTTACATTTCCGGTTAAACTAGAAGTAAATGCTTCCATTACTTTTGAATCAGATATTCCTTTTAAACTAGCAACATCAATTCCAAGTTGAACTAATGACCGTGATAAATCTCCGGCTTCTGATTCCGTTAAATCCATTGAAGTAAAAAGGCTACCAAATTCGGAAGCATAATTCTTCAAATCAGTTGTATTTCTTCCAAATATTTTAGATAAATTTAATAAAGACTTTTCTATTTTAGGAGCAGAATCGCCAAAAACGGCAGTAATTCTGCCGTTAGCGTCTTCCGCCTCACCTGCCATTTTTAAAAGAGATTTTGATATTAATGTAGCAGGCAAAGCAAGCGCAACCGACATTTTTGCGCCTAATGTTTGAATATTTTTAGTGATTTTTTTTGTTGAATTAATTACTTCACTTACGGATTTATTAAGATTTTTTGAAAAATCTTTTGTAAGTAATTCAAGTTTAACGCTTAATGTTTTTTGAGCCATTTTCTAAAGCCTTTTTCTTGTTTAGTTCAATTAAGCGTTTAGTGATATTTTCTTTTCTTAAAGCCTGTTTTTCTTCGGTAGTCATAAACATTTTTTCAAATGCTTCAGCCTCGTCTTCTGGCGTTAACAACGACTTGGCTTTTATTTCTTCCCAATTAAAAAGCTCTTTAGGCTTCAACATCTTTTTAACATGCGGTGCTGTCAAATAGCTAATCTGCCAACTCGCTAGTTCGTACTTCTCTTTAAAGTCTTGCTCTTTGTATAAATACATGTAGTCAATATCTTTGCAGGTCATATCCCAAAAATCTTTTGGTTTTATGCCTATTTCGGATATTGCAATTTCATAATATTTATTAATCAATTCCTTAAAGGTTTTTATCTCTTTTTCTTCGCCTGTTCCGATTCTTTTTTTTTCATTTCTTTAAACAAGGCGCTTTCTTCTATTGTTTCGTTAATCAATTCCATTAGCTTATCAATGCCATTTTTTTCTACGAAGTCATCTAATAAATTTTTGAAATTTTTTAAGTCTAGCCCGTCATTATCACCAGATATGCAAGCCTCGACAAAATTTGAAACAACTGTCAAATCGCCCTTGTTTAAATTTTTAAAAAAGTCTTCAATGCCAACCGCACCGAAAACAGTTTTTAAGTAATCAAAAGCAGAAAAGCCAAAACGCAATCGTCTTGGCCTGTCTAATTGTATAAATGCCATTTTTTTTTACTCCCTTAAAATAAAAAAAGTTTATTTGATTACGGCAAAATTAAAGTCTGTGGTTTTCCGCAACCTTGAAATGAACCGCTAATCATAACAGCGTCTTCGAGTGCGTTCTTTTCTTCCCACGATTTTACTAAAACCGTACCTTCAAAATATTTTGCACCGCTGACATCATTAGGTCGATATTGAAAAATCAATTCGCTACCTTCTGTAATGCCACCAAGTACGGCTTCTTGTCCCGGGTCAGCTTCCAACGAAATGACTTCGATTGATACTTCCCATTCTTTCAAGCCTTCAATGAATTCCTTCCAACCATCTACCGAATCAAAAGAAGTAACATCAATTGGCGTCATGTTTTTTGAAATGCTCATGTCTTTAGCATTTGCGACTACTAAATAAGTAGAACCGCCATCCGTAGATACATACGGCTTGCCTTTATATCCCGCTACACCTTTACCGCAACCCATTTTATTTCCTTTTCATAATAAGATTTATTTTAAATTACACTTTTTGACGAATAACCGCAACTTCAATATCAGTGATAGAGCCAAAAGTCAATTCGACATTTCCACCATTATTAAAAAGCATTTGTTCAAAAAAAGATGATTCATAAACCTTATTTGCAACCATTGCAACGACAATATCGCCACTTCTTCGATTGCTATCTACACGACTTTTTACAGTCAAATTTCCCGTTGGCGTTGCACCGGTTTTTACAATCAACTTGCAAAATCCATTGTTTTTGAAAACCATTTCCAAAGCACCGGCAACAAATGTAACTGTGCTTACTGCATGGTTTAATTGGTCTTGTACTACGATTTCTGTTGCTGGCATTTTAAGAACTCCATAAAAATTTTTATAATGTAATCACTCTAAACTCAATTGAAAGCATTCTGCCTTGAGTTTCCATATTCACATTAGGATTTTCATCCCGACCAGAATATTTAAACATCAAAACACAACACGCAAGCGAACTAATATTTTCTTCCTGTCTTGAAAGCAATTCTTTAATTCGCTTTTCTATATCATAGATTGTACTCAGTGAAAGCGATTTTCCATAAATATCTACATAATAAGTCATTGCATCGCCGTCATCGTCAAAAGTAGAAAAGTCACTCGATGAAGTGCGACCAATACAAATATAAGGATACAATACATTATCTTGCGGTACATAATTATAAACGCCCTTTGCAAGACTTTGTATTGTCGCATCATTGTTTATAATAGCATAAACAGAACAGTGCAGGTCTTTAATAGAGCATGTCATTTTATTTCATTTCCTTTAAAATTTTTTCTAATGCCTTTTCAACCTTTGGGTTAATTTTATTAAATGCAGGAATAAGAAAAGGCTTTTCTTCAATACCATTTTTTACAATTTTTCTATAAACTGGATAAAAAGGAAGACCATGCCTTGCGCACCAAACTTTTAAATCTGCCTTAAATTGTTCCGAGCCATTACTTGTAGTGTGCGGGCTTGTTCCATATTCGACATGCGGGGCGTATGGCACGGTACAACCGATTTCAACTTCAACGGCAATCTTACCCATAATATTTGCGGTGCTTTGAATATCATTTGCAAGTCTTCCGGTATCAAAACTGTTTTGAGTTACAGTATTGACAGCTTCTTTTTGTATTTTATTTCCACCTTCAATCATTACCCTAGTTAGTTTTTCGGAAGTTTCTTTGCCCAAAGATTTAAGCCATTTTTCAAATTGTTTCGGAGTCATTTTTTTACCCTAAATTAATTTCAATTTGAACAATCGGACGAATTCTTCCTACACGATAAACAAAATCACTTAAACAAAGTTTTGCGCTATAGGAATCACAATTATTATTTTTTCTTGTGTAAATTATTTTATTTTCAAAAATTGAACATTTATAAATAGATTTTTGGTCTGCAACAATTGCCTTAACTTCTAAAGTATCTAAATCTAGTTCATCGGTAAAATGACAATCATTTGTTTGTTGTTTTCCAATATTGCTAGGATAAGTAAGCAATAATTTATTTGTGCCATAAACAAATGAAATTCTCCTTACAAAACCACATAAACCTATTGCAATTTTTCTAATTACTTTGGCTTGTTTGTTTTCTACAACAATAAAAGCATTGCCGATATAAGAACTCGCAACTGCTTTATATTTAATATTTTCAGCAACACAATAAGACCTTAAACCCATTATTTGCGGTATAAATTCAGGCTCGCCAAGAGAATTTAAATCGTCGCCTTTTCTTCTATATGCTCTATATATTGGTTTTCTATGGCTTACTAAATCCTCACGAGTATATATTAAATTTATTTTACCTTGCCCATCAGTAAAAGCCGAAGGCGAGCAATAAACATTTTTTAAATCATCTTGAAAAATATTTTGCTCATTTGTAGCAATTCCTGTTTCCAAATCTATATCGCAAGTATAAATAGAATAATCTCGGTAATATGTTTCCGTACCCATATCATGCAATTGCCTGTATCCCTGTTCTTCTAACTTTGTATCATCTAAATTAGCACGACAATACAAAAGTTTATTGCCACCAATTAAAAAAGGCATGTGCCTATGATAACTATTATTTGAAAAATTTATTTCCATTTTAATACAACCAACTTCTTGGCAAAGCCAAAGGATTAAACTGTTCAACAGGTAAAATTTCTGAATATTTCGGAGTATAAGTAATAAGACTTTCAGCTTCTGCAAGCGTAATTCCCTTATCACTTGCAATTTGTGCAATTAAAAGCGTTATATCATCAAGCGGAGATAATTCAAGTTCTGATATATCTAGCTTTTCAAGTATAATAAAGTCTTTACACAATTGAGGAAACACGGAAGCCACAAGCAAAGAACTATTAGCCGTTAATTTTCTTGACTCCCAATAACCATTTCCGTAGAAAGCATCGTTAGGGTAACGGTTTAAAGCAAAGTATAGCTCTTTTACTTTTAGTTTATCGCAATTCCAAAACGAAACAATATTTTTATTCACATTCAAATAGTCAAGCGTGCTTGGATTCGGTGCGCTTGTAAAATTGCTAAACAAAAATTGCTCTGTGATAAAGTTATAACTCAAATCTAAATACTTGATCGTGTCGGCAAAGTTTACCAGTGCGCTTGACCATTGGCCTAGAAGATTGTGGTCAGCCTTTAAGTATTTAAGTTCTAGGTCTTGAATCGACTCAATGTCCGTAAAGCTTAAATCATTGAAAGATATGTTGACGCCTGTCAACCCTGTTAGTGTTCCAATGATCGTAAGGTCTGAAAGCCTCATGTTCGATAGGTCTAATATATAATCTGGGTTTGCAGGGAAGAAGCTATAAACCAAAAGAATCCACACATCGGAAGCGTTTCCGTTATGGCCCAATGTGATACCTACCAATGAAGCCAATTTCTTTATGATCTGAATTTGCCCGAAATTGGTTGTCTTTTCGGCAATCTCAACGAATTGCTCATACTTTGTAAGCGAATTATTAGGAATATAAGCACTATCTCGACATAAATAGCGATAAACGACATGAACGGGGCAACCGCTTAGGCCGGCACCACTGGCATTAAGCGTGATCGTTCCAATGTCTCCGGTGCCTGTCTCAATCGGTTCAAAGGTTTTCTCAACTATCCAACCAGTAGAGCCGGCCGGTGCCTTTGGGGCCTCAAATGTTTGGCCATTAAACATATAAATATTTTCATTCAATTCCTCACAACAGATATTATTGCAAGTGATTAAATTAGCCTGTTTCTCGAACATTCTTTGTAAAGGGCCTGTGCCAAGAATGGCAAAGCTATTGTTTACGGCATCTTGTGTGCTTTGTTGAATGCCAACAGAAACAACAAACCCCATACCAATACGAACGGTGCGATAACCACGGGTTCCGAAGTCTTTATTTCTAACTAGCTTAATCCAAACCCGTTCATGATTGTCGATTGCTTCCCTTAATCGTTCTTGACCGGCATCGTCTTCAATATAAACATTTGAAATTGTTACTGACCAACGCTTAAAAGAGGCTTCAAATTTTTTATATTTATTATCTCTTTGAAGTTGACCGTATGTTGAAATATCGGTCATTTCAGATTGAATATTTAATTTGAAATTAAGAATAGCGCCAACTTTTACGAATTCAGAATCAGCACAATTAGCATCTTTACGAAGCCAAATTTCGCCTTTGTAGCCGTTCTCGCCTATTCCACAAGAAAAAATGCCGTTTTTTTTTCATCGCACGAATTTACATTCGTTATGACGCCGGCTAATGTTCCAGTTATCGTACTGAGCGGTGTCTTTCGAAGCTCAGCAGAACTTAGAACAATTATTGTTCCATCAACAGTTAAATTAAAATTATTAGTACACCATGCACCGGCTAATATAACTAAATTATTTAGCCCATTATCTCCGGCTTGACCATTGTCAATAGTGATTGCGCTCAATTGAGTAACCTTACCGCTAGGCTTGTTTACTTGCCATATACCGCTATCAAGTTTACCGTCCGATGAAGTTACTGTTTGGTCTGACGCACCATTTAAAAGAAATGTTGGTGAAGTCGCTAAAACTCTACTTGAATATAAATTGTTTTGCTCAACATTTCCACCTATGCGAACCATAAACCCTGCACCAATAACATTTGCAGTCGTTGCCGTTGAACTCTTTTTATAGTAGCCGTTAATTGTAAGGCTTGAACCTAAAGTTAATGAAGCGGTTAAGCGTGCGAAACTAAAATTGCTTAAAGTCCAACCGTTAGTAGTTAAAAGCAAAGCGGTTCCTACCGCAGTATTTGCAAACAAACCGCCACCAATTAAGCTACGATTAAACACCGAAGCAATGCCTATAATAAAATCAGTACCTCGACAAATAATTCCTTGCGAACCCTCATTAAATGTGCCTAGTGTTGAGACAAAACGCAATAAATCTAATACGCCGGCGCCTTGATTATAAATACCGCCTGTTTGATTGAATGCATCAGGTATTACTAAGTTGAAACCGTTTTGATTAAAGGTTCCGCTTATCATATTGAAGTCGTTAGTAGCGCCTAACATTGTAAAGTTAGACATTAGCGTAACAGTACCGCCCGACTTATTAACATCGATTGGAACTTGATAAGATGCTACTGAACTTGTAAAGCTTTGAGCGCCTGTACCGTTAAATATTGCTCCCGAACAATTTCCATTTGCAGTAAGGATAGATAAATTTCCTCTAAATCTAACTGGTGGGAAATTGTTAGCTCCTGTTTGGGCATTTAAAATAAAATCACCTTCGCATTGTATTTGAGTTCCTGCCCAACCAACACCTACACCACTAGTACAATTTTGTTCTAGGTGGTGAAATTGTCCGTTGGTTATTGTTATTCCGTTATTTGTGAATCTAGCGATAGCCTTTTTTGAATTCCAGTTTATTGTTCCTACAATATGATTCCAGTTTCCATACCAAGCAAAATCATTAATAATATTTAATGTACCGCTAGGTTTGTTTATTGTAATTGCATTTACTACTATTGCGCCTGTAACATTGAAGTCTTGATTTCCTGTTCCTTCAAAAACAACAGAAACGCTACCTAGTGCGAATGTAACATTACCTTTAACATAGGCAACCAATGACCCACCATTTGCATAATTATTTAGAGTTCCAACTAAATTATTTGCAACATATATTCCTGTTCCTGCTAATGTACAACTTGGACACATATTAAATTCAAAATTGTAGAATGGATACCCGATTAAATTTCTTGCATTTGTGTGATTGCTTCCGCTAATTAACATCGTTCCATTATTATGATTAAATACACCGCCTGTAATATCAAGGCTATAAGTTCCGATTCCTGCGACGCCTACCGTGTGTACTCCGCTTGTGCTTGTGAAAGTTCCTGCGGTCATTACGAATCGGCTTGAACTGCTTCCAGTTATTGCGGAAGATGAACCAACAAAAACGCCTCCGTTTACTGTCCACCAAGCAGAACCATAATTAATAGTAAAAGCATTTTGAGTAAAGGTATTTATATACCCTGCGCTCATTAAAATACCTTGAACATTTATATTAACTTCAAGACTTAAATTACCACTATTGGCATCAAGAATAATTCTGTCGCCCGAAGCAGGAACGCTTGCACCGGAAGCACCGCCGGAAGTCGTTGACCAATTGGCGGTAGTGTTGAAATTTGTACCAACATTTAAAAAATAGCGATCAGCCATTTATTATTCACCTATCAAATTATTAAAAAATACTTCCGCTTCCGCTCGTGTATTAAAGCAAGTGTCTACCTCTGGATAATTCGAACAATCTAAAACAATATGCTGATTCCATTTTGCGTCAAAAATAATTGAATACAAACCATTGTCTATTTGTGCGTCAAAAATTGGTGCATCTTCTTCGATTGCTTCAACGATTCTCAAATAATCGTTTGTTGCCTCGGTATCACCTTCATAATGTTTTAGGTATCCGTGATACTTCAAAGTATCGCTAGAAGCATCAACCCAAACTTTAAAAACTGAACCAATTAAACCAAAATATTTTTTACTTACAGTAATATTTTTGCCGTTATATTCGACAATAGAAACGCTTTCAACTTCGCTATATTTTAATTGTTGCCAAGCATTGAAGTCAATCGGTTGGTTGTCTTTATCACGATAATTTAAGTCTGACATTTTCGTATTTCCTTTTTATTAATTAAACGCCATTCATTTCAATTGCTTTGTTAGCTTCTTCCGGAGTCAATGAAGCAAGATATTTCTTCCAATCCTCGTCTTCTTTTCTTCTTTTTGCCATATTTTGATTTCTATTATCTAAAGCCTTTTTGCCACCAAAGAAACCAAGCAAACCTAAAACAATATCGGTTGCAAGTCCACCGTAAGGAATACCGCACATTTCAGTAATACTTCCAACGGCTTTCACGCCCTTTGTAACGGATTCATTATCTAACGATAAGCCTTTTGATTTTTGAGATTCCTCAAAAGAAACAATTGCTTTTTCGGTTGCTTCGGCTTTTAATTTTGCCGTCGCTTCTGTTTTTTGATAAGCATCAAAAAGGTCAGCCATTTTTTTAGTAGTGTCTGCATTATCACTAACGACTTTCGATAATCTTTCAACATCTACCGACTTCGCTAAACAACCACTAAGAAAAAATACCGCAATTACAAAAACACTTAAAAGATAAATTTTTCTACCCATTTTTCGACCTTTATTAAAAATGTTTGAATCCAAAAAACTACCGTACTCAAAACAATAACGATTAAATATAAAGGCATTGCTAAAAGCCTTAATATATTTTTCATTACGGATACCTTCTTAAGTTCGGAAGGAAATCCCATTTGCCATTTGTTGCATTCCAAATCAATTGGTGATAATCACGACTCAAAGCGGTGCCGTTTAAAACTGGTACGCCAACATCAAGTCCGCCTTGTGTTTTCGTTGCATTATATCCTAGAGTACGCCCACCAGTTGCATCTTGTTTTAAAACCAAAAGTAAAATCTGACCGTCAAAAGCACCGTCTGCAAGTAATAAACTAGCAATATTTGCGTTCATATTTATTAAAAATATTCTTGCCAATTGAGTGTTTAATGGGTTAGGAATTGAATTGGCATCATAGGAAATTGGAACTAAAGCCCTTTTCATTTCAGAACTATAAACTTGGTCTTGTAGTTGTAACAAAGTAGCATCTTCTACCGCAGGCTTATTAGGGTTTGGGTTTAAAGGTGGTACTGATGAATAAACTTGAATTTTTCCTGCCGTATTTGTTCCCATTTTATCCTACCCCACTTTGCGAAAACATTTCTTGTCCCTGTTGGTTAAACATTTCTTGCCCCTGTTGGTTATATAATCCTGCAAGTGCAAAATTCACCTCATCATTTTGAATTGCAATTGCATTAATCGAAATATTATAATCGCCTTCATCTTTATTCGATATTCCTTGAATACGCAAAATTTTACCATTAAAAACAATTATATCAGTAGGTAAAAACTCAAAACCAATATTAAATCGAGTAGTGATTTTATAAGTTTTTACATTCGTAATTTTTCTGTCAGTGAATCTTTCGTCATTTCCTGCATCAAAATAAGGAGAAACTTTAGACCAACATTCACCTTTATAAACAAATTTTTCAGTAGCACCAATACAACCAACATCGCTTAATTGTTGCGAATAAACATAAATATAATTGCTTAAACTACCGGCTTTGGTCATAGTTCTAGCACCCGATAAGGATTCAAAATACTTTTTGCAAGTGGTTGAATTGCGCCTATTGTTTCTCTATTTTCGTACCAGTCATGAGCTGTCATCATAACCGCTAGTTTAATCTGGTCAGGTATTTCTCCCACATTTGCAAACCCTGCGGTGTACTCTAGTTTGTATTGCGTGAATTGGCGTGAGTTTATTCCAACACTTGAACCATTTTTAAAAATGATTCTAGCCGGCTGATTACTATTAGCCCTGTCAAGCCGATATAAAGTATTAGAAATTATTGTTTCATTGTCATCAATATCATACATTTTTAATGCAAGAATAGCTGAAACTTGAATATTTTTTATTTCGAATCCGTACTCATAGCCAAATAATTTTCTAAATGCTAAAGTAAACTGCTCCCAAGTTGAACAAAAATTGTCCTGCGATTGCTCATAATTACGGGTAAGAAATCCACCTCGAACATACTTTTCACAAATACTAGTTGAGGCATTAATCAAAGTTTGAATTAATGTATCCTCGAGAGTTCCATTAATTCTTGAAAACAATTTTTGCTCTGCAAGAGTAACAGGGGCCGAAGCTGGGGCAGTCATTTGTTTGATATTTATTGTGCCTAAAGGCAATTTATCGCTTGTTATACCCATTCGTTCCCCTATTAACTCATAAAGATTAAGCGAAACACTCAAAGAATATTTCGCCATAATTTATATTACGCTCTTTGTGCTTCGCTTGCCAAAACTACGCAGTTAGCAGATAATGCGACAGTTCCAACCGTTACAATTCTTGCGTGCGTATATGTCTGCAAATCAATACCACTTAAACCGATACTAGCAATATCACCGAGTGAACTTAACGCATCGGTTGAATTTGTAATATATTTAGCGTCAACATCTGTCCAACCAGTAGAACCATCTGGCGATAATTGAATTTTAAAAGTCATTGTTCCACTTGTATAAGCACTGCATACAATAACCCAAGCAAGAGAAATTAAACCAGCCAATGGAATTGCAACACCATCGATAGGCGTAGTAATTGCAACATTTTGAAAACCAACGAACTTTTTCACCGCAGTGGTGAATCTATCATACATACTCATTTTTATACCTCACTTTAATTTTAATTTTCAAAAAAAACTAAGCGATTATAAAAACTCTAACCGCCTAGCAACAAACAAAACATAAAAATTTTATGCTTTGATTTTTAAAATTTTCAAGGCTTCCGCTAAATAAACGGCACCGCCTGTTCGTTTTTCAAATTGGAATTCAACCATTCTTTGCTTTTTCTTTGTGTAAGGGTCACGCAAAATCGACATACCAACACGGTCGTAAATTCTATAACCTCTGAACATATCGCCGTAAATCAAAACTTGCTTGCCGGCTGAAACAGTGTCATCCATTGCTGGCAATTCAACAAATGGCGTACCGAATAAATTAAATTGAATACCGCCAGTTTGAACAGTCGATACGATATATTGTCCATCCGTACCTTTTGCTTTACGCAAATGTGCTAAAATTTGACGATTACCAAAGAAAGCCGAACCGCTTCTAGCGTAAGGCGTTTTCAATTTGAACATTAAAGAAATTACATCGTCCGGAATTAAAGCACCCGAGCCGACAGTATCTAGTCTTTCAATGCCATTTGTAGACAATGTTAAACCTTCCGGCTTTTGAACATTATTACCAGTCACGAAACCAGTACCTTCAACATCGGCAAAACCTTCACTTGCGTCCATAGAAACTTCATTTTGAATATTTGCAAAAGAATCTTGCAATAATTCATTTGATACCGGAACATCTACCGCCATGGCGTGAGCTATAATTTCGCCTTGACCATATTTACTTGCGTCTTCGACAACATCGCCTTGTTCGCCCACCCAATAACCTTTTGACAATGAAATTCTTTTTGAATAAATAAAAGAACGAGCATTACCCGAAGTTACACGAGCATATTCACGCAAAGGATTAAATTCGGTTAAATTCTTTTGGATAATATCCTCAAATTCTGGGCGAACTAAATAACCGCCAAGTGGATTTTCGCCTGCAATCAATTTTGCTTTTTCTTCTAACAAAATAGATTTATTTTCTACCTTCATATCTTCAGCGCCATGCTTCATGTAATCATGCAAAGCAATACATTCTTTAGATTCAATCCAAGAATTTTCTTTTTTGCTTTTCTTATCGCCTAGCTCGATTTCTTTAAACTTCAATTCAATGACATCTAATTGCTTTGCAATTTTGTCAACATTTGCTTTGTATTCAGCCTTATTTGTTTCTAAAGCCAAATCATTGGTTTTTTTGAACTCTACGAATGTTTTTTCGAAACTTTCTTTAAGTTCTTTTAAAAATGCTTCGCTCATTTCATTTTCTCCGATAAATAATTTTTAAAGTCTAGTATCAATTTTGATTCTTGTTCTTTTTGCAAGAGTTCTAGCTTGAGTTTATCTGGCTCGGAGTTTGCAGGGTCTTTGCCTTCTAAAGTTGCTAAAAGTTGGTTAAATTGAACAATTGATTTCTTAATAATGTCTATGTCGCCTTTGTTAGCATTGCCTAGACAATCAAGCAATACTTCCATTTCTTCGGTAAAAGAAAATTCACTTTTCCACCCTGTAACTTTTCCACCCAAATTCATTGGAAAAGTTACAAGTGAAATTTCATGTAGTGCCAATTCTTTTAAAATTCTAAAATCACCGTCAAAAGCCACCTTTTCGGCAATATAGCCAATAGATAAACCTTTGATAATCTTTTCTTTAATCATTGTAGCTGATTCTTTACCCCAATATAATGCTTTGCAAATTTTACCTTCTTTAAGTTTAAGCCCTTCGCTTGAATCTTCGACTATTGCGGTTCCTACAGGACAATCCATTTTATGTTGATATAAATAAACTCGCTCATTTCCCTTTTGGTCAATAGTCCTTTTATATGCACCTTGTTTAATTATATCACCGCCTAAATCTGGCTTATCATCATAAGGCGAAATCATTCCTTCGGTGTATAAATAATTATCATCGCTAGACATTTTATCAATGTCCAATTGAATGTTTAACTGCTTGAATTCAATTTTCTTTTTCATTCGAAATACTCGTCTAAAGATGAATCATGATAAGTAACAACACAACGACAATTTATAACATTGCCGGCACTCGCACCGTGCGAGCTGTCTCTGGGAAAATCTAATCTTTCACCGCTAACATTAAAAGAATAACCCAAGTCAATTTCACCGTTCACAAAATCAACTGATTTGTGGTCAAAAGGTGAATTAATACCATCACGAACTCGGTCATCATGTCCACTATGCCATTGCTTTTTGCTTAAAGGTGCAATCTTTTTTTGACTTTCTAAGGAAGCAAACGAAGTCGCCCTTAAACTTTCTGTTCGGGCAATTTTTTCAGCCCTATAAGTTGTCATATTTGAATCATAAAATTCATTTATAGCTCTGGTAGTATCTTGAATTGAAAGACCTTCTTTAACGCTTTCAATAATTACATTTTCAATTAATTTTTGTGTTTCTTTGTTTATATCAACAATCAAATTTCCAATTTTTATTTGCTTGAAATAATTATCCACATATTGAGCATATTCAGCTTTGAATAATCTTAACAAATTAATATCTGAATTTAATTTAGGAGTCTCTTTTGTTTCTATTCCTAGAAAACTAATAAAGTCTTTTTTTGCTTGCATTCTAGCTTTTAAAGCACTTTCAAAAGCAATATCTTTATAAATAATATTGTAAACTTCTTTTAATGCCTGAGTGGTTCGCTCTATAACTTGCTTTACCATTTCGGAATATTGGTCAACAGTTGCAAGCGTTTTGGCTTTTTCTTCAATCTCTTTTAATTGAAATTCAAAATATTTATTAATAACTTCTTTTGATTCGTCAATCGCTTTATCCTCATTTCTAGTAAAGGCTTTTATTTGCAAATCAATATATTTATTTTTACATTCAAATTTTCTTTTTAATTTTGCATCATCTTTAAATAAAAAATTTTGTTGACCTTCAATAATTTGTTCTAATGTTTTGCCACCAATTATAATTACATTTCCATTGTCTATTGGTTTATGTCCTTTTAAAAATCTTTTTTCATTAATTGTTAATTCATTAGATGAATCAATTTTTGACCACTCACTTTTTTTCTGTTCATGTAACGCTTCAACGCCAGTATCATCAATATAGATTTTTAAGCCCATATTAAATTTAGGCATCAAGAAACGATTTAAAGCATCGACAATATTTGAAAGCAAAGGAAAAGCAGTATCATTATGCAAAGATAAAACCGCTTGCGTATAATTAGCGAATGTTTGACTTTCGGTATCTCCAATTAATTGTGGAGGCACATTAAAAGCAGAACTAATTTCTCGTTTACTTGTTTTTTGTGCAACTGTAAAATCGGCATCTTTAGGGCTTAAACCTGTTTGAGTAAACTTTAAACCACCTTCTAATAATTTATTTTTACCAGCGTTTTGTACTCCGCTTTCCTCATTTATTTGTGATTTCAATCTTTCGAATTGTTCAGTGGTTAAATCATTTTCCGTGCTAAATATACCGGTCGGATTAACGCCATTTAAAAGTAAATTAACATTCCATTTTTTTGCGGAATTATCTACATCTATTGAATATCCACACGCATTAATTGCAGAAAATCCCTTAGTTCTGTCCAAAGGGTTAAACGATTTAAAGTGCATAAAATTATTTGAATCAAGTTTAATAGATTGATTCGCTCTTAATTTATATCCTACAATTTCACAACCAATTGCAGTTTCACTTGTAATTACTTCAATTTCTTTTCTTGTTAAAATAACTAATCGTTGTGGTTTACCTGCATTAATCCCATTTTCTGTACTAATAGCATAAATAAAGACTTCTCCATAAGTCTCATAAAATCCTACAAACATTTCTAGCCAATCACTTTGGCAAAGATTTTTATCTGGGTAATCAATTAATTTGTAAAAATCGCTTTTTGTATCAATTTTTTCTGAATTGCTTTCAAGAGCAACATAGAGTCGCATTTGTAAAACGGCATTTATAATTTTTCTTATTGCTGAATATGTACTTGTGTTAAGGCAATAACCACTTTCTGCCAATATTTGCGAGTCTTGATTTAAGGAATAGTTTCCTGTGGCAGTTACTACCGACAACTTATAAGAAAGCGCCTGTATACCTTTTTTAAGAAAACTAGGAATTAAATTTGAGAATTGCATTAAATATGCTCGGATTTTATTTATATCAATTAATGTTATCCGATTATTTATAAATATGCAAGAAAATTAAAATGTTCTGACTTGTGCAGTCTTTTTATTTACTGCCCAATTTAATAATTGGGTTAAAGTGTCTACGCTGTCATCATGACTGCCAAAAGGAAAAGATTCGAGTTCATCTATAAATTCAGCAATCCATGGAGCAGATTCTGGTATACTTACTCGTCCTTGTTCAATTATATTTGTAATAGCATAAGCCCTTGCAACTTTGTCTTTATCGACTCTTACCGCCTCAACTACAACTTTAAGGTCGTATTCTGTTCTTAACTGTTGTATAATGCTTTGCCCGCTAGCCTTATCCTCAATTAAAACTTTGTGAGGCTTAAAATTTTTAATATTAGCTCTGACCCTAGTAAATAGTTCAGGAAATCCCCAGCGACCTTTAGAAATATGCTTAATATAAAAATGGCTTATTCCTTCAATGATATATTCATAAGCAGTTAAGCAAACTGAATAATCGTTTTCCTCACCTTCTTTGAAAGCAGTATCAATGCTTTGCAGAATTCTAACTGGCTTTGGGTCTTCGGCTAATCTTTTGAAAAAATGTGGTTTTATAATATTTCCACTATCTGTATTAGGCTTTTGCTGAAACTGTGCATTGTATGCTCGCTCGCCTAATTGTTTTTTTCTTTTGCGTAGAAATTCTTTATTTAATCTCTTTTCGCAAAGCACATCACCACATTTTCGAGAGTGAAGCAATTTTCCAGTCAGAGGCGAATACCAATCTTCGTCTTCGGTTGCCTCGGCTTTTAAAATTAACTTAGTCACCGATATTTCGTTTTCTTTTTCTATAACATCGCCGGCAATGTCTAAAGCGTGCCCCCTTTGTTGCATAATTATTTTTCTACTTTTTTCGGGGTCATTTTCACGAGTCGAAAATACTTGATTCCAAAAGTTTAAGGCAGTATTTCTTTTTGCTACTGATTCAACTTCTCCCATGTCATTTAAATCGTCAGCAATTAATATATCGCCATTCATACCGGTAACTTTAGAGTCAACCGAAACTGAATTTCTCGAGCCTCCAAAATTTGTACGATAATTATTTTTTGTGTTTTGGTCTTCTGCTAAGTTATAATTTAAACCCCAATTAAGGCGATACCAATCCGAGAAAATTATCTTTCGACAATTTAAAGCATGTTCGACCGATAATTTATAAGTCGAGGAAGCACAAAGAAATTGCTCAAAAGGGTTTTCTATCCAATGCCATGCGTTTAATGTTGTTGAAACACAAACAGATTTCAAACTTCTCGGAGGCATACATATTAAAAGTTGAGTAATTCTGAAATCTTTAGAAAGCCCTGTTATATATTGCCTAGCGTTTTCATGCACCGGAATATTTTTTGCAACGCATTGCAGATAATCGCAAAGTAATTCTATGTGCCAATTTTCGACAAATTTATCACGAGGCTTTAATACTTTAAATGCTTGTTTTGTAAAGTCGTAAAGGCTTTTCTCGCAAAGAACCTTATTCAAAATAAAATCATCAAGCTTGTTTTTCATTTGGCTTTATTTTTTTTATTATCTATCGTAACGGATTTAATTTTATAGCCTTGAGCTAACAATAATTCATGATTAATTGTTTGCTCGTCCTTGTCTTCACATTCGATTTCAAGGAAGTACTCAACATCTTTATTTGACGGTGTGTCTTTGGTTGGCTGACTAATTGGTGGTGTAACGATTTTAGGAATATCAGGAAATACAAATTCTTTCATGACATCCTCAACCTTGAACTCATTTAATTTGCAGAAATTAATCAATCCGTCTTGCGTCATAGTTCCAAATTGCGAAGTTAAGGCTAAAACCTTTTTCTTCGCTTGCTTTATGTTGTCTGCCTCGACTAATGACACTGGGATAAGTGGGATTTCGTAGCCTTCATCACGCATTTTTTTTAATGCAGTATGTCTTTGATGTCCTCCCAAAATATAATTTTTACCTTCATTTTGCCAAATAGAAATGGGCTCCGAAAATCCCAAGTCAGTTATAGACAATTTTATTTTTTGATAGTTTTCTTCACTAAGATTTTTCAGGTCATGCTGAAAATGAATCATTTCTTCTATACTCATTAAATCAGCGCCCGAACAAACTATTTTTATTTGTTTCACTGTATATGCCCCCAATTAGTTCTGTTTTTTATTCTTCTTGCTTGCGTATCTGATATTGAATATTTATTGCAAATATCTTTATAGCTTAAATCTGAATTTCTAATCTCGATGACTTGCTTTTCTGTTAATTTACTTCTTCCGCTAGCAACACCAACAACATTTTTTTTGCCTAAAACATTTCTTGAATGTCTTTCGTTTTCTAAAACCGTACACCATTCTAAATTTTCTATTCTATTATTTAGTTTGTTTCCGTCTTTATGGTTTACAATATTTTTATTATCAACCAAATCAATAAATGTCATCGCAACCAATCTATGAACCGGCACAAATTTTCTTTTTCCGAAACCTTCATTTATCCATATTCTTTGGTATCCGTCTTTGTCTAAATATTTTTCACATATAGCCTTTGAATTACGACTTAAAGATAAATTCACAACATGACCGGATTCATTAACAAAATAATTTTTATATATTGTTTGCCTATATCCACGAATTGACAAAAAATCTATAACATTTGCAATATTTTCTTTTGTTATTTTTTCGGGAAAATTTTTTAATAAAGCAATTTCAATCTGCATCGATAATTCCTTTTTCTAAAATTTCTTTTGTATTGTAATTGAAAACCTCATACCTCAAATCTGAAAATGGGAAATAAATAATCAAATCTTTTTCACCATTAAAAAATTGTTTCGAATCATTTAAACCATATTCATTTACCCAATTTATTTTAAGACAAATATAAGTTGAATCATCATTTAAAACTACTTTATACATTTGCCAAGAATCAGTTTTGAAATCTTTTTTGATTAAAAATGTATAATTAATTTTTTGAATTTGTTGTTCTATCATAATTGTTTCTTGGTTATTTCCACCACCACAAGCAGATATTAAACCAAAAAGCATGATTGCTATTATATTTTTCATTTTGCCATTTCCTTTATAGTTAATTCAATTGCTTTTCTGATAGACTCGTGCAGGGCTTCTATTAAAATTTCGAATGGTGTTTTTATCACAAATTCATAGGATAAGATTGCCTCAACGAATCGCCGTGAATTTTTATTTGTAGAAAAAACTCTTACATGTACTCGTCTTATATTATGGTAAAAAACGATAATGTATTTTTTTATTTTATCGCCTAAAGCTTCTAACAAAGCGGAAACGATGAATTGATTTTCTTTTTCAATGTTTTTATATAAAGCTTCTTTGAAAAGCTTATCGTTCTCATTCATGCAAAAATAAACGATGTAATTATCGTCAACCATAAAGCCCCCTTAAAACTTTACTTCTCTTTTTTAGCTTTTTCGCTAAGTCTCTTTAATTCTCTTAACTCATCAACGCTTAAATTAGAAAAATCTAGAGCTGTTTCCTGCATTATACGCAATTCCCCCAAATGCTCAACCTCTGTCTTTTCGACATAACCTCTAGATTTCATTCTTGTTTTGAGCATGAAAATAAGCATTGAAGTATCACCACCATTATTTAAGGCTTTTGCAATTGCAGTTGTTTCGATATTATCGTCAATCTGCATTCTTAGGTCATCGATATTTTCACGAAATAAAGCATCTTTTGTATACCATTGATAATAGGCGCTTCTTGAAATATTGCACATTTGGCAAGCCCTAGCAATATTTGAAAAGCTCATTGCCATAGCTTTTACAAGCGCCTGTTTTTTAGGTGGTAATTTTTTTGCCATTTGAATTTAATCCTTAAACAGATTTCCTTCTTTTATTATATCGTCTTTTCTGCCAAAGCGTTCATGAAAACTTAATTCCTTTATTTCTTGCTTAGTTTCAAGTTCTAATTGACCTACTCTTATCTTATATTTCTTTCCTCTTAGTTCTGGATTTTCTTCTTGTATCTTTTGGCGAACTCTACGAATAGATTCAGGATTAGACAACAATCCTTGAGCTAAATATTCCAAAAATTTATTAGCAAATGTATTGTATTGAGAACTAAATTCGCCTACTTGTTCTAAGTCTTCCGCCCAAATTATTGATAACAACAAATTATCATTATCCCTAGTTTCTTCTTTTGTTATTAATAAATCTTTAATCCTTTGATAAACTTTCTTAAGCATATTTTCCCCCTTAAAAAAAACACTTTTAAAATTTTGATTAAATTATACTCTTTTTTGACTTCTAACTCAAACGGTTTTGGCACTAACGAAATACAAACTACTTTTAAAGAGCTTGGGTCAATAATTCCATTAGTTATTTTAGTGTATGAATACCCAATACTTATATTATAGTGCTTTAAATTAATGCCGTCATTCAATTGTATTTTGTCATCGTCCATAACACCGACAACCTTATCATATTGGTAGTTGTTTAATATCGGGAATTTCATTTTCACCACTCCCACTCTTTCCTTTTTCTTTTATCCCTGTAATTTTTAACAAATTTCATTTTTTTCATTTTTTATTTTACTTTTTGTGCATTATCATAATCGTCGTCAAAACTTGGCGGTAGTTTCGCATATGCAGTTTCTTTAACTAACGCTATATGCTGACAGCCACTTAAGCCGCAAGGACATTTGTTCATAAAAACCTTTCCTTCATCGGTTTCCATTTTAATTCCCCTCAAATTTAATTGAATCCGCCAATTTTGACATTTTCACATTAAAAAGATTGACATAAAACAAATCCATTCTTTCTAATATTTTTGAATGTATCTCTTTCGATATTTTGCTTTCATCTCTGAAACGAGTCCACAATTTATTTTCACAATCTAAGCCGTAATATTTTTTATCTTTGCTCATTTCTATTTTATCACTTAGATTTACACGCTTTTCAAACTTATTTAAAAAGTCAATGCTTAATTGTATTTCTTCATCAAAAGCATTATTCGTTTCGTCTATACAAAGTCTTGATATTTTACTCTTTTTAGATTCCAAAAATTTTGATACTTCTTCTTCTATTTTGAATAAGTGAATGTTTTTCATTTTAATTCCCCCCTTTTGGTATAATAAATTCAAGATTATTCATTTTGCACATTTCGATAAAAAGTTCTTTTTCGGTTTTGAATAATAATTTAGAAAACCAACCGTCACATTTCTATTGCAGATGAAGTTGTAAATAAATTCGTAGTCTTTTGATAAGTTGTAGCTCATTGTTCACCTGCTTTCTTTTTTTGTTCTTCAAACCAAGCGATGAATCGGTCTTTTTCTTCGTCTTTCAAAATGAAATTTCTGTCTCTCTGGCAATAAATAGCAATAGATTTTCCGTCATATTCGAACTCTTTGCTAATACTATCTATTTCAGAGTATTTAATTCTAACCCAGCCGTATTCTTTTTTGCTATCAAAAGTAAAATCTTCCGCCTCCTCTTTCGAGTTCAGCTTTTCATCCGATGTGTTTTCGCAAATTTCTTTATAGCGTTGCTTTAAAACTTCCAATTCTGTTGTTTTGATGGCCATAAACCAACCATTTTTTATTATATAATTCAATACAAATTCTCTTTCAGTCATTTTAATCCTTTCCCTAAATATTTTTCACAATATATTTCAACTGATTTTTTCTTGGATACGCCATTTCCAATTTTAGATAGCATTATCTTATTACCACAAAACGGACATGGCTTTAATTTATCTGTAAACTCTCTATTGTTTGTTAACTTAAAGTAAAAACAAAAATCGGTTGATGTCATTCTCCGCCTGCTTTCTTAAAATGGAATGTCTTCTTTTACATAAAATATAAAATATCTTATTACCGTCTTTTGTTTCAAAATAATTCTCGTTGTTCATTTTTTTAACTCCCTAAGTTAAAGTTCAAAAAAAGGCACTGCCTAAGCAATGCCTTCATTATTTTATTTAATCATTTTTACCATAACGCTTTACATTTTCATATTTTGGATACCCATAAACCAATAAAACATCAGTAGGCAAATTGTTTTGCAATATCTCAAAATAATTTTCTGACATTTTTTTGAATAAATCATCCTTGTTTTCAACGATTATTTGAATATGAACTTCATTGTTGTTTTTAATCGTATAATAAATATCAGCGTTAATTTTATAAAATTCTGCTTGACTATTATTATTGTCTTCAAAAAGAACTACTAATCGTTCTGGAAGTTCAACCGGTCCGCCTTTTACTACGCCTTTTACTTCTGCTTTGACAATGTAATTATATTCTGAATGTTTGCCTTGAACATCAAGTTTTTCAACGCTTGAAGAAATTTTTAGCGCTGACATTGTTTGATAAAAATGCGTGAAGTCTTCTATTTTTTTCTTGTTGTTTTTAACAAAAGCCAACAATTCATTACTTGATTGAATTCTTTCAATATTTTCAATCAAATCAAAAAGTTTTTTGTTCATCGTTTGACATTGAATTATCTCGGGTGAGCCTTCTTTGGCAAACTCATCAATTACACAATGTGCCAAACTTCCTTGATTATCAAAATAAACAACAGTATTCTGATATTTGAATTTTTCTATATAATTGCAAAACTTTTCAATGTTGTTGAATTGATGATTTCTGTTTAGTTGAACCAAAGGCAATAAGACTTTTTCTTCTTTGATTATAATTTCATTGACACCTTCTGAACTCATTTGCTTTAAAACTGCAATTGATGTTCCTTGTTCAGGAATGTTTTTTAGTGCATCCAATAATTTATTTTCGCTTTCTAATTCCATTTTTAATTTTCCTTTTTAAAATTTATTTTCAGTTAATTACGCTTTTTTGACTTCACCTGTTTTAGTGCTAATCTTATTTCCTTTTCCATCCTTAATATATTCGCCTTCTTCTTCTACTTCTTCTTCAAAATTTTCTATTGTAGTTTGTAAAGGTGAATCATAGTCACTACCTCGTTCTTGAACAAACAATCCCTCATCTTGCTTGATTGCAAGCGAAGTATTTGTTATCTTTGGAAGGACCCTTGTCACTTCGCTGCTAATAGAAAAATGGTCTTCTAAGTCGCTGAGTGGCTGAATAGTTAAGCAAATCATTACTTTGCCTTTTAATTTTTTTGCATCGACATGATGAATATCTGCCATTTTAAATAAATCTTTGGCCGTTATACCCAAATACTCATTTATCAATTCTACAGTTTTTCCGCTTTCGATATTTTGAATTCCTACTTTTTGAAATTTTATTGTCATTTTGTTTTACCTTTTTTAAAAGTTTGTTTTTTTTTAATTCACTCCCTATTTTTTTTATTTTTTTTACCTCCCTTCTTTTTGTATTGAATGTATTTTTTTTTAAACACTGTTAATAATTCCTTCTAGTTCTTTTATTTTTTTTTCTGTATCATTTAACTTAAATCTTAAATAGTCTATAATATTAATATTT